ACTGGTGGTTCTAGTTTTTGAGCCGAAATTTTAACCTGTCCGTTCTTTGTTTTAAAATCAGACCCCAAATCAAGTTCCTCAATAATTTTATATAAATCTTGTCCATTTGGATCTTTTGGTTCAGTGTGCATCAACAATGTTACTTTAGCGTTTTTGTGCTTTTTTGAAAGCTTCTTAACGAATGAATCAAACCAAAATATTAAAGAACCACTTTGTTTTCGCCTAGCATTTCTACTATTCCAAAAAATCAAGAAATTATCATCTCCATTTCCTGTAAGTTCAAAGTTTTCTTTTTTAAACCTTCTAACTTCATTTGGATCTAACTTTTTAAAAAGCTGGGATGGTATTGCGTGAGGGATATAATGTTCTTCTACGTCTGGTGAAACAGTTTGAACAATATCGGAAGTTAATTTAGATATCGTCGCTATAACATCAGTAGAATCATACCAAATTTTATTAAATGTAGGATAAGGGAAATTATCCCAAACATGATAATAAACCATAGGGACCAACGGTCTAATCTCGTTCTCCATTTGCCACAACCAAGGATAAAACCTAGGGTCAGTCATAAACCATAAAATGTCAGGTTTTTGAGATCGTAGCATTGAACGAATAATGTCAGGATTTCCATATCCATCAACAGGATAGATAACCCAATCTTCTCCAAATTCTTCAAATTTCATTGGATTATAATTATCGTGTTTTATAGCGCCGCCCAAACTTATAAACTGGAACTTTCCTGTTTTTAATAATTCAGCAATAAAATATTTTGTTTGAGATCCAACGCCTGATGGTGACATCGGATGATCTGAAATTGTTAAAATCTTAATTTTTTTAGTTGGGGTTTCTGATTGAAAGTTTAAATCTATAACTTTATCGGTCATTGTTCTCCTACGGACACCACTCAGTTCTATTAAATTCGCACTTTTCACATTTCAAACGATTTTTAGGGTGGTTATTGTTATGAATATTATACACCGCCTTGTTTAAAATGTTTAATGCATTTTTAATTTTTCTTTGTCCGCTGGAGACTCGAAAGATTTCAATCTTGTCTTTTTTGGCTGTACGCTTCAAGAGCCCAAAATAAGTTTCGACTTTTGCTGGTTCAATGTTATGTTTGACACAAAAGAAATTTTTATAAAAAGTTAACTGATAAGTTGTCATTCTTTCAGTTTTTCTTTTAATGTCCCAACCCCAAGAACATGACTTCCAATCAATAATGTGATATTTTCCATCTGGAGTTTTAATAACAAGATCCAAAAAACCTTTATAATCATATTCACCAGGAGAATCTATAATTGGTTCAAATATTTCTTCTTCTGCTGAAACAACTTTATATCCTGGGAATTTAATTTTAAGAGCTTCCAAAATCATTGAAGCAAGTTCAAGTCCTTGTTCTTTCATATCTCTAATCATGGAAGCATGTTCTTCTGGAATGTCCCTTAACTTCTGAAGTTCTTCTTTAAACGATTGTTTAAAAACACTTTCATAATCAGTAGATTCATTTAATGTAAGTTTTTCACATGTTTCGTGAAGTGCTGTTCCAAAAGCTGTATAAACATTTCCTTTGAAAAGTTTAATTCTGTCGATATATGTAAGCTTATGATAAAATGGACAAAAGTCCCAATTTTTTAAAGCACTAAAGGATACATGTGGCATTTTTACTCATCTTTGGGCTTTGAACTAGTTTTAGTCCTTTTAGCACCATTTGATGATACCACAGGTGAGGGGGGTTTGTCAACTATTTTCTTTTTATTAGATAAATTAAATCGCCACTCTCCGCTCATTTTGCCGTTTCGATTACAAACGGAATCACTTTTTATACATTCCCCAAATTTAATATTATTATTATTAAGGTATGTTTCTATTGTGGTCGTTGTAGCCCTTTCTTTCTTGGCAGTGTTTCCATTAGCTGTGGCATTTACTATAAGAATTTTATTCTTTTTATCTTCAGTTGTTGTGATTTTCATTTGTTACTCCATTTCCAACAATTCTTCAATTTTATTATAAAGTGCTGGACTTATGCTTCTTAAATAGCTTCTATCTCCCTTTAGATATTCCTCAAAACCATTTCCAAAATATTCTCTAATGGAGGTTATAGAATAAGGAGATAAAAAAAGACCAGCAGATAAAATTGAAAGCTTGTCATATCCAATTTTTTTATATAAGAAATTATCTAATTCATCAACATAATCATCTGAAAAAAATAATTTTTGAGGGAATCCAAAGCCTTCGGCTTTTAAAAGATCTGAGATTCTTTCTTTCTTTCCATTATATTCATTTCTAATTGAATTATCATTATAAATATCAAAATAGAATTGTTCTTCTACTGAGTGAGATATTTCATGAATAATATCTCTTATAATTAATTCAGGAGATATATCTGGTTGTTCTGAAAAAGAAGATAAATAAATTGCATCATCTTTATTGAAAGCTTGAACTTCTCTGTCTTTTAATTCTGGAAATTCTCCCACATATATACCTTCCAATCCTGTCATGAAGATCGCAGGCACAGCTTCTGCCACAGATTCCATTATATAATTTGTATCTATAGATTTTGGGAAAGGATTTATAATAAAGACAGGTACATGATGTATAAAATAGTGCTTTCTATTTTTTAAATTCTTGTTAAAGGATTCTTTTATATACTCTTTCATATCTTAATATAATATATTACAAATATTGTATCACATTTTCAAGCACTTTTAAAATTAAAGAACTTTAGATGTCAAAGTTGCCACTTTAGACCGCTCTCCCTTCAAGAATGTGATGTGACCTGTAATATCATAAGGTTTCAGCTTTTCAATTGCATAAGTTAAACCATTCGAGGTTTCATCTATATTAACATTATCTATTTGTTCAATATCTCCAGTCAAAACAATCTTGCTTCCATGTCCAACACGAGTTAAAATAGTTTTAATCTCATGTCGTGTTAAATTTTGACACTCATCAATAATAATATAAGCTTTTTGAATTGATCTTCCTCTTATATAAGTTAATGCTTCTATTTCAATAATCTTTTTTTGCATATAATCGTGAAGCATTAAATTATCATCACCAAATAGAAACCTCAGATTATCCTGAATGGGAGCAAGCCAAGGAGCCATTTTTTCTTCCATTGTTCCTGGTAAATATCCTAAATCTTTACCCATTGGCATAATGGGTCTTGAAACAATCATGCGATTATAAGGAGAATCCTCGCCCATGACTTGTTGTAACCCAGCAGCAAGAGCACACAAAGTTTTTCCACTTCCAGCTTTTCCAATTAAAGAAACAATAGGAATCTCAGGATCCAAAAGAAGATCAAGGGCAAAATTTTGTTCTTTATTCTTAGGACTTATACCCCAACCATCTTCTTCTTTTCGATCTGGGATTTTTTTAAATGGTATAAGAGTATCAATAAATCTAGTAATTGCTGTTTTCTTTTCGTTGGATGATGAAACTAGCATCACAAATTGATTAGCATATAATTCAGGCTTTTCATCAACAGCATCAGATAAAAAGATTTGTTCTCCCGCGTAAAATCTATCTATAATTTGGTCATCCACTAAAACTTTTGCAAACCCATTATAAAGCTCATGCGCAGTTTTAATAACTTTTTCTGTTTTATACCCTTCAGCGTTTAAACCAACAGCATCACATTTAATTCTTAAATTTATGTCGTTGGAAGCAACAATAACCTTTCGTCCAGGAAATTCTTTTTTAATTGTTAAGGCTGTTGCAATAATTTGGTGGTCTGCAACTGTGGGTGAAAATCCTGCTGGAAGTTCTGATAAGTCTGGTGCTTTCGTAAAACATAATCCTGCCCCTTTTCTTATTCTAATTCCTTTTTGAAAATTGCCCTTTTCTCTTAATTCGTCTAATGTTCTAATAATGCTTCTAGCATTTACTCCTACTCCATTTGGTCTTTTTTTACAATTATCTAGTTCTTCTAAAACAACTAGAGGAATAATGATATCGTTATTGCCGTAAGAAAAAATTGCACGATAATCGGTAAGATACACGCTCGTATCTAAAACATAAAACTTTTTTGCCATAAAACCCTTCCATTTGAATCACTGTTAGCCGCGTGGCTCATAACTAAATAGACTGGTGTTTTGAGTTTTCTCATTATAGTTACTTTATAGGAGTTGATATTGAAACTTGAAAAATGCGGTAGCAAAACTTATTTTAGTATTCATAATGTTCCTAACTTTTGTGGGATGTTCATCTTGCGCCACTAATTCATATTTTTTTGGACCTGGTGATCTTTTTAGAGAAAAAAGAAAATCTTTTATTAAAATCGATATTTATAAAACTATTCATCTTACACAAACTTCCACAACCAATAATGTAGAAAAATATGAAATATATTTAAGGAGTTCCGCATCAGGCTTTATTGTTGGTCATGATAGAGATGTAACACTTGTTGCCACTTCTGCTCACGTTTGCACGATTACATTTGGAAATCAAATCAATTATTTTATTAAAGAATACTCCCGAAATGATCCAAATTGGAAATTAACTGAAAAGGGTCGATATATTTTAAACGATTATAAAGGAAATATTTATGGTGCCCTTCCAATTAAATATGATCTAAAGTCAGATATTTGTATTTTAGGAACATCCAAAATACCACTACCAGCTTTAACTATATCACGATCAACACCTTTAATTGGTGAAAAATATTATAATATTGCAGCTCCAATGGGTCTTTGGTCTTCCAAAATGATACCTTTGTTTGATGGATATTATTTAGGAGCAATGAAAATAAGAAAAGATAGAAGATTATCTTATGTTTTTTCTATTCCAGCTAAGGGCGGATCATCAGGTTCTCCCATTTTAAATGGATATGGTGAAGTTGTTGGAACTATACATTCAGCTTATCGTGGTTTCGAAAACTTATGTATGGCAACAACTAACGATCAGATTTCTTCAATACGTCAACAAGCAATGAAAAAATTGTTAAAAGATTATAAAAAGTATAAACTCATCATTGATATGATTAATATTTAATGGAGGTGGAGGGCACCGACTCCCTCGTCCTAAATGTTTTAACAGTTTATGATATACAAGGTTAAATTTTAATCTTTCTTTTGGACGAAAGAATTAAGTTCTTCTGCAACTTTAATAACTTGTTCAGAAGTAACAGGCGTCCAATTTGTCTTGCCGCTTGTTTCAAATTGCATATGAGCATTCTGCTCTACAATCCGTTGAGCTTGCTGTAGCAATCCTTGTCTAATTTCGTATCCACTTGTATTGTTGTTTTCTGACATAATAAATGTCCTCCTTTGTGTGTGTGTGTTAATTTAAATCCGGTATTGGGTAACAAGGAACCGGAAACCCCGCTTTGATTGCTTACGCAGCCAAAGTTAATGCAACATTATCGTTAGCAGTTAT